GAATTGATCGCTATGCAGGTCTTCCCTGAAGTGTCTGTAAAAAAGGATAGCGACCTTTTCCGAGTTTATGACCGTGATTTTAGAATTCCAGAAACATCGCGCGCGAACAAGGGCGTCGCTAATCAGCATTTTTGGGAAGTTTCCAGCAGCACATATGTCCTCGAGGATCATGCGCTAAAAGATTATGTGTCTGATGATGACGCAGACAACTATGATATGGCTGATCTTCGCGCTGATACTACGGAAGAATTGACGGACAAAATTTTGCTTCGTATTGAAAAGTCGGTTGCCGATCTTTTTACAACCACAAACTGGTCGCTGAACGTTTCGCTTGCTGCGGCTAACGATTGGGCGGCGGCTAATACTACTGTTAGTGATCCGGTGCCTTACTTTGATACGGGAACGACTACGATTTTGCGAAACGGCGGCATGAAGCCAAACTTTGCAATCATGCCTCGAAATGCTTTTGTCGGCGCAAAAAATCATATTTCCGTACTTGATCGCGTCAAGTATACCTCCGGCGAAGTGACCAAAAACATTATCGCCGGCTTGCTTGATGTTCAGGAATTGCTAGTTCCTGCAGGTGCTTACGACACCGCACCTAAAGGCCTTGGACCTTCCATCACTTCGATCTGGGGAGATGTAGCGTTCATCGGTTACAAGCCGGATGCGCCTGGTCCTAAGCGACCATCAGCCGGATATGTATTCCGAAAGAATGTCCCAATGGTCCGCCGATGGATGGACGATGAGCGAAACGCCGAGGCTATCGAAGTTAGAATGAAGTATCAGGCAAGAGTTGTTGCCTCTTTGTGTGGTTTCCTGATAAAAGATGTAGGATAACATCTTTTTAAGGACAATTAAAAATGGGGCGACCTAGAAAATCGTTTCTTACCGATGATCTTGGGGAGGTAACTCCCCAGGCTCATCATGCTGCTACTCTTGTTCAACGCGATCACGAACGAAAATCCAACAAACCGGCAATAATTGAAGAAACCGTGGAAATGGTGATATCATCATTTAATCGGAGAAAATACGTCAAAGTATGCCGGATGGAAAACGGGAACACCTACAGATTTCCTATTTCCAAGGCAGAATTTGAAGCAAAGAAGTAAATAGATGGGGACATTTGCCACAACTACAGGCTTAGAGATTCTTATGCCTGGAATTACTTTTGACAGCATCACCACAAGTCTTGCTGGAAAATGCATTTCATGGTCTGAGTCTTGGATCAAGTCATGCTTATCAAAGCGGTTTGATGTTTCCTCATCTCCATTTACTGTTTATACGTCCACTAGCCAGCTAACATCGATCGCCGAGGAAATGGCTGTAGGCCATCTTCACCGGCTAATGTCAAGGGGTGCGAAAGAAAGCCTTACCCGTGGGGATTCCATGGTGAAGGGCGCACAAGATACTTGCCGGCTAATCGCTTCTTTTGGCAGTGATTTGATGAATGCCGATGGTACTGGCGCGGTGGCAAATAAATCAGAATCCCAGCAAGTATTGCATAATCAAACTACCTACCATTCGACCTTTGATGAAGATAACCCGGTAAATTGGGTAATCGATCCTGACAAGGAAAGCGATATTGAGGACGGGCGGCTATAATGTCCTACGAAATTGTCATTGATGACAAAAACGTTAGGGAAATGCTGCGAAGAATCACCAAAAGATCGAATGAAGTTGATCAAAAAAGCCGGGCATATACTGCCCTACTTTCCGCCATTGTTCTGCAAGATATCGCCGATCACTTTTCTAAAGAATCCGGACCGGATGGCAGGTGGAAGCCATGGTCTGAGCGTTATCGTATGCGAATGGAAAAGCTGGGGAAAGGTGGGAATAAAATTTTGCAGGATAACGGCACGCTCAGAAACGCATGGACACCGGCAAACGTTCGTACCGTTAGCGATGGCATAGTATGGTTTAACCAAACACCATACGCCAAAAGGCATGACATGGGCGGAAAAGGTATACCTGTCCGCCGTTTTTCATGGCTTTCTGAATTCGCTTTAAATAAAATATCTGATCAAACCGCCAAATTTATTACCGAGGAATAAAAAAATGCCGATGGTTAATATTGATGGCATAAAAACGGCCATAAAAACTATATTGGATGACGCCAACACAACTACGGCGACTATTGACTTGTCCGGAGGATTGGCGACTAGGGTTCGAAATGTCTCAAAGGTCCATCCTGTAAGAATCGCGCAGCAACCAAGCCGAATTCCTTGTGTGACTATAACCGCCGATCGAAAAACTGTAGAGCCATTGACTATTGGTGTCACCGGCCAGGGATTGCGAAAGGCAGTTTTTACTCTGCAGGTGATAGGCCTTTGCCATGAGCCATTTTTTACCGACAAAAACGAGGATCAAGGCGCGGAAAATTGTGAGCGTTTGATGGAAAATATAGAAGCAATTCTTAGGAACAATGTGCAGCTAAACAATAATGTTTCTTGGGCGTTTCCTACGACTGTTCAATATGACGAAATTAGACTTGATGAGCAGACAAACTTGCGCGCCGGTCTGATGTTTTTAGAGTGTAAAATCCATTACTAGCTAGGGCAAATCATGCAAAATCTATCTGAAAACGAAGTGTTACAACAATCTAAGCAATGCTATGCACAATGGTGTGAGCAATGGCGTGATCATGCTAAATATCATGGCGCGCGGTTTCCGATGCATAGCTTTAATGATTTCCATCAAACCGGGATCGGCCGGGCAGCCTTATGCGTAGCTAACGGCTATTCTTTTGAAGATAGCATCGAAACAATCAAGCAATATCATGGAAATGTGGACGTTGTGGCTTGTGATAAGACAATAGGCCATCTAATCGCTAACGGGATCAAGCCGAAATATTGCGTGGTCTGTGACGCTAACGTGAACTATGAGAAATACCTAGAACCCTATCGGGATCAATTGCAGGATACCATTCTGATCAGTAACGTTTGCGCCAATACTAAATGGGCAACGCTCGGCAATTGGAAGGATGTTTATTTTTTCGTAAACAAGGACATTATCAAAAGCGAAATTGAATTCGCAGAGCTGTCCGGCTGTCCCAATACCATTGTTGCCGGAACCAATGTGTCTAATGCAATGGTAGTCATATTGACTCAATGTGATAATGAAGGTGCTAGAAACTTTTTCGGATACGACAAAATCCTTCTCATCGGATTCGACTATTCCTGGGCGAAAAACTACTACGCTTTTGATCAGGATGGCGGCGGCAAAATAAACTATATGCGCGGATCTTACCTGAAAAATCTAGCCGGTGAATTCGCTTACACATCGCCTAACCTATCATTTTCGGCTAGATGGTTTGAACAGTATGTGAACACTTTCAAGCTGCCCGTGATCCAATGCACAACTAAAACAATTACGGCATTGCGGCAAGGTAATTTGGCTGATCAAATGAAATACAAATACAGGCCAGACGATTCGCATTTGGTTAGGGAAAAGGTTAAGATAAGAGAGAAACTACAGGAACAACTAAGGCAGGTTTCCGAACAATTGGAAGAAATCGCCTTTGATCATACTATGCAGGTTTTAAAAACTTGCTAATCGAAAGGGGATAACATGGCTGTAGGTGATAGCGCATTATTTGCCGGTTTGAGCTATTTAGCGGTAGGTCGGGAAACAACTCTCGGCACATATAACACTTGCACAGCTCAGCTAGATTTCATTTCTCACGGCTTGAAAATGCAGAAAGATAGCAAAATTCTGCAGCAAATTGAGCGAAGCCGAACACTTAGCAAGCAAATCGGCTTAGGGCGATCAGTGGGCGGCGATGTAGAATTCTACTTTCGGCCATTAGAAACCGCACCATTATATCTCCTACAAAATGCTTTTGGCGGCACGGTTACAACAAGCACGATCAGCGGTGAAACTATCGGCGGCGCAGGATTGCAGCATGTTTTTTCGACCGGGAACATGGATCAATCTTATCCTTCCCTTTGCCTAAACCTTCGAAAAGGTCCAAGCACGGGTGGAAAGCTATTCCAAATTAATGGTGTTCGAGTCAATGAATTCCGGGTAAAGGCTGCCATTGATGAGCCAATCCAATGCGGCGTTAGCTTGATTGGCTTTGAT